ATTCAGCTGGTCATCTGTAAGACCTGTTAAAGCTGAACTCTGTCGTAGCATCTCAATTGTTAACATATAGCTTTGTTTTTATTGTTAATTACTTTTGTACTAACTCTGCAGCATCTCCGTATGGGTCATGCAAGGCCGCCATAATGGTATAACCAAGGCCTTTATACGTTTTCTTGAAAAGCTGCCACTCTGCGAATGTGAACATTTGAGTATATGCTGGTGACTCTTCTTTGCCAGTCATTGGATTAAACCTACGACCACGCACGATTGACAAGTGCACCATCTTCTCAGTACCCGGCTTAGGAGTATAATCACTCTTAGCCTGTGTTTTCAATGCCGATGATTTTTCTTCGATAACATCATCAACATCTACTAGGAAAAGAACTACCTCGTCAAGCTCTTCCTGTAAGTCGCTTGTCCAAGCTTTTCCGCCTTTAGCCTTAGCAGCTTCTAGTTCTGCTTTACGCTCTACGGCCTTTTTCTTATAAGACTTAACATCCTCAAGACTGAGTGCCTGTAGTTGCTGAAGTTCCAATTTCTGTAACATATTCCAAAAGTTTTTTGTTTATAATATCTATTTTTTCTCTTAACGTCTTATTTGAAGCAAACTCAATTATGTTAATGTTCTCACGTTCAAATTTTTCGACTAAAGTACTAAAATTTATTTTAAGCTTTACCAAATTTTCATTTAATAACTCTTTTTCATACAATTTTAACACTTCATCCAGCGTTTTATGTGGATATGGCTCCAATTGCTTTAAGATGAGCATTCTCTGAAGTACCAAAGGATTATTGCGATACTCAACTTCAAGAATTTGTTGCGATATAGCATCTAGTTCTGAGTTAGACGCACCATTCTCCTTTGCTTGTTTGTACTTAGAATATAGCTCTGTTACTGTGAAAACGTAAAACTCTGTACCCCAGTTTACAGAAGATGATATGAAAGCACCTCCATACCTGAGTTTGCAAACAGTATCTTCGACAAATTTCTGTGCCAATTCAAAGTTGGTCTTTAAGGCATTGAGAACTGAGGTTTTGCTTTCAAAGTTAGCAGTTACCTGAGTTTCATTGATGGCTTCTTTTTCACTTACAGTACCACCTGAACCAACAACAGAAATTACAATTTCATTTTTAAGCCTTGCGCACTCATTGACATTATAATCAAGTGAGTCTTTATCGATAGTAGTTATCTGAACAGGATTACGCATATCTGCGACACCTTCAGATTGATTTGGTATAGGAACTTCTAAGAATGAACCAGGACCAGCTATACGCTTTTCGCTACAGCAAGGACACTTTTCAAGTGTTCCATCATTGAGAATTTTATACTCGCCTTTTGCATTGCGTAGAAAACCTCCATCGCAGTAATCACCAGTCTCATTATTCTCAAAATTACAATCAGCTTCATACGCACTATATATAGGATAAGGTGCATACAAGTCTAAGTGTTGCTTTGAAATAGAGAAGAACAAATACCAATCAAGATTTGACAGCTCTTTTGTAATTGGATTTTTCTTAAGGTCTTTGTTTTTCTCATTGAGTTGTGTTGACCAAAAGAACCGAGCTGGACAATATCCTAAATCGTGCTTTGCTTCTGAAATAAGTGACTGAATTTCATTTTTCTCATTCAGCTGATATACTCTTATAGAAGTATCATCAAATACAGCTATTCGATGTTCCGGCTGTTTGAAAATAAGCCACTCAAACTGATTTTCATCAAGTCTAAAAGTCTGGTAATCAATTACGGCATCAATCTCAAGCCAATAAAAATACGGCTCTGGGCGCAAAGATGTTTGTACTTGAGGAAGGTCTACTACCAAAATACTATTTGGCGATACCTGCATTCTCTTCCATCCAGTTGTCTTCCACACCTCTGGCTCATTGAGGTTATTCTTTTTATACTGAGACCAATCCTCTGCAAGCTCTGAGTCTGTAAACTGGTATGAGCTTGATGAGTTACGACTATAGAAAACCCTTTCGAGTTCTCTATAGACGTCCTCAACTACAGCAGGTGTAGGCAACGGAAATTTGAACAGATGAAGGAATATGTTGAATTTATCCTTTGGAAGCAACTGTCTTACCCAATCAAGGAATATAGTCGTAGGTTGGTTAATATCAGATACAGCAACATTCGTCTCAGTATGAAATCTAAGACGACGCTGCATGTTTACAGCTTTCTGAATAGTCTGACGTTTAGTCGGCTTTTGCAGAATTTGCTTTATCTGATTTAACTCTAAGGCCATTTTCTTCGTCGTATAAATAGTTACTATCTTCAGGCAATTCCCATCCGCCATTTATGTTTGTGCCCATATCAAGAAGTCTTTCGGCATGCTGAATGCCGAAATCTTTCTTGATATTGTATTTAGGCACGACCAATGTTACGGTTTGTTCTTTCTTCTTTCTCATCGTTGAATGCTATATTAAACTTTAAAGCTTTACCAACATCCAATTTATAGTCTTTTACTTGCTCTTTGGAAGCTTTCAACTTCTCAATTTTAGAAATTAGTTCCTCATCATTAGCATAGGCCTCAAACTTAGAATTTTTTATACTAAAATCTAAAGTTGATATTCGTTGCTGCATTAATTCTTTGCCTATATATACTATAGACTTAACTTGTGGTGGCTGTTTGCCACTATTTTTATAGTTTTCAAACTTAGTTCCACCAACAACTTTTAATATATCGCTAACTACAGCGTTGCCTATAGCGAAATCAGAGCTAAAATCGGAGCTGAAGTCTCCTTTCTAAGCAGACGCAGAATTAACCCAATCAGTCAACGGGTTAAAGTCCAAAGTTTCACGCTTGATAATGTAGAATTTATCACTCCAATTAGGAACGAAAGACCAACTAATAGCATTGCTATCAGGCTCTTCATATCCGCCAAGTGACTTATCTCCTACAAAGAAACTGTAGATAGGAATAGGCATGTACTTAGTAGGTTCATCGAGGTCATCTACCAAACAGCCAATGTTACCATTCTCATCAATAAGCCACACACCGATGATTTCGCATTGATACTGCTTCATCTGTGCAATAACTTTTTGATTTTCCTGATAGATAATGGCAGAGAACGCTGTCGGCTCACGGCCGATTGTAATAGGAATACCTCCAAGTGTCTGGTTACCACCGCCGAATGTACGAGCTGCACCAGGCTCAGTAGTAGGTCCTTGAATGTATGGTGAAACTGTCATCTTAGAACCATCGGCCGCAGTAAACAAAGTAGAAAACGATGCTTTCTTAGTCGGGTCAGTGACAGCATTCAACGTTCCAGGCGTTTTATAGATGCGCTGGAATGCAACTTTTTGAACTTGCCCCATGCTCTCCTTGCATTCAGCAATCTCAAGGTCGGCGATATGAGCACCGGCAGGGCATCCACAATTTAATCCCATATTATTTATGATTTTTATTGTTAATACTATCGAGCAGCTACCCTTAACTTGCATCGAATTACCTGTACTTTGTTTTGAATTGACTTCTCCACAATGCGAATATACTAAATTATACTGTAAGTTGTACAGCTTTTAACGTTTTTTAATAGAGCATTACTTAGAGTCATTCTCGCACTATGTTCATTCAAGGCTTATGATTTAATCATTTATATATAATTAGAAGCCCAGAAATTACGAGAATAATGCGAGAATTTAATCTTTTATTGTTTAGCACAAAATGTGCATTTAGAAGCTTTCATAGCCTCATATAAAAAACCTGAAAATATAGATACAAATTTTTCATTCCCGCTCAATTTATTTTCACACATAGCGTCTAAAATGCAGTGTACTAATTCATGCCAAAAAGTTTGTTCTTGAGAGGTTTCACTTTGTTCTTGCTCTTCATTTTGGCACATGTATTTTTTAGCTATGTGTATATATGATTGAGCCAAGCAGCATGCTCCTAAATTAGTTCCAAGTTTTTCTACAATTTCAACGGTTATTTCTTGACCCCGCTATTTGTATACTATTAGGTATGTTTATAGATTTATTTTCCATATTAATTTCTCCTTTTAATCTTTTTATATAAAGTTTTTTTCATTCTCATTTCTACTACTCCAGTTAATGCATCTGGTGCATCATCATGAGCAGCCCTTCGCTTATTATCTTTACGATAAGTTGTAATAGCATTATAGAATTCACGCCATTTTTTATCCCAATTTTCTGGAAACGCTACATCTGAGTTAACAAGAGCTGAATTTGAAAAAATACGAGCAGCTTTATTTTTTGTCTGTGTAAAAGTATTTATGGCTGTTTTGAAATTATGCAAAGTAGCTCTTGTAATACGCTTTACATTTCTAGCAAACTGCCTACCACCATTATTGGACTCTATCAGACATTCTGTTATACTATTTTCTGTGAGCATTTTAGCCAACATTACTTCAGTTTTTTCCATGGGCAGTTGTGTGTATAGCACATCAATTACATATAGCATTTCTGGAGTATTTATAAAGCAAATTGCACATAAATAATCAGAGCCAGTATCAGCTGTATCAACGTAACACCATCTTTGATTAGCTTTAGAGCCTGATGGCAATTCTATATTTTGATATGTTCTAAACTCGTGATACATAAGGCCCTCAGTAGGAATTGGATTTTGCATATACTGCGTCTCAAATACTACCGGGTTAATCTCTCGTAGTTTATATAGCTCCTCAAGATTGTGCTTCATTGGCCAAAGAGCATATTCTTCTCCTGTCTCAGGGTCTGTTTGTATAACTGGAAGTGATAAAACAGTCCATGTATCTGGCTCTATCTCTTGCAAATAGCCACAGAGGTCATGCTCATGTAATCTTTGCATTATAATAATGATAGGCGTTCTACGCGAGTTAACACGGTTACGTATTGTATTTTCGAAACGTTGGTTTATGCGTTCGCGTACTAAATCAGATGCTGCATCTTCAGGTTTTATTGGGTCATCAATCATAATTGCGCCTTGAAATACATTGGATTTTGCTCCAATCATTGATAGCATCTCATTTGTATGGTCATCAAATACGAATACGTCGTTACCTCCGTCCATTTTATCTATCTCTGGGTCGGCATCTACATTTCCAGCACCAAAACCTGTTACTTGGCCTTGGGTTGATACGGCATAAAGCTCTCCGCCTGCTTTAGTTTTCCATCTCTTAGCTGAGCCTTTCTCAGACGCAAGAGCCGAATTAGGAAAGAGCGTTTTATACAGCTCTTCTTGCATAATATTTCTAATTGTTTCAGAATTATCATTCACGAGTATATCTGAATAAGACAAGTGCAAAAATCGGCATCGCGGATTTAACGCAAAACACCACGATATAAATGATTTGATAACAACCTCGGTTTTGGAATACCTGGGAGCGATATTAATGATTAATCTTGTGATTTTGCCATCTACCACATCTTGCAAAGCTTCAAATATCTTTTTATGGTGCTCAGCTACAATGAATGAGCACTTATATTGGGCTTTGAACATCAGTTTAGTATACTTTTCAAATGACGTCAGAGCCTCAAGACGTAACATTTCCACAGGATTTACAGTTCCGGGCTTTGCGGCATCTAGTGCTGTTTCTTGCATTTCTTTAAGTGACTTCATTGCTATATTTTACTTTATTAAGTTTTCACGTATAATCAGATACGCTTCACGACTTACAGGCACATTAGGAATAATACCTGTTTGGAGCTGTTGCTGTTCAGGTAGATTAAGTTGCATTTGGCCTTTTCCAAACACACGGTCCCAAAGCTTCTCAACTGTTTCTATATTACCGAGTTTTGCGTCATCTTGCAAACGTTTTATAACTGTCTTGATAACAATTGGTATTTTTTTATTACTATATAGAGCTGCCAACTGCGCTTCATTGCACGTTAATAGACAAGCCAATAAATTGGCCGTGTCTTGCTTTGTAAGCTGAACACTTAAATTGATATTAAGGCTAGTAAGAAGCTTTGTTATTTCAGGCCTTGATGCTCCTTGTAACTGAAGTGCTGAGCATATAGCTGATGAATATGAGCCTTTGCCCGAGTCATGGCGTTCTGCTAACTCAGTTGCTTTAAGCGGCTCTACAGTCTGAGCCTCAAGTGCCTCAATAGCCTCAACTCGTTTTTGCTGTTCTACGATACGTTTAGCTTGAAACTCAGTTTGGCCATCTGGTATTTCTTCCGCACCGAGTTCTTCTGCTAATGATTGGCGTTTTTCTTGTTTGGCTTGAAGATTTTTAAGTTTTTGCTTTTCAAGATACTTAATACGAGCCAATTCCTTTGCATCTTGTTTTGATTTGATGCGCGCGGCTTCTTGTTCTACGAGTTTGGATGTGTCTGGATTAGACATTCCAGGAACTATTGGCCTGTCTGGCAATATATCTGCTAATTTCTGTGCTATTTTATCTGTTTTCATATCAATTTTTTTTAATCTGAATATCTCCATAAGCGTTTATAAGCCGTATTTAATCTGCCGCTACAACATGCAGCTATATTACTGGCATTTAAGTTATAATGCCTTGCCGCGGCTGTAATAGAAGGCCATTCTGCCACTTCTGTATAACCTTTGCCTTTTTCATAGGCATATTCTTTTATAGGTCTTGCATTAGAAGATGTGTGCTGCCCATGTATTACATCTATCTTATTTAATGCTAATCTAATATATTTCTTCTCTTCATACGCTTTATTTCCGGATATATTAATTTTATTAAATCCGTATGGCTCATAGCAGTTATTTTGTAATATAGTTTCATACTTTAGTTTAAAAAGTGAGTCAAGCGAATAACACTGAGGTTCTTTTATAGTTATATACAAAATATTGCTATTTTGCATTGATTTTTCCAATTCAGGACTTTTTCTTATACTTTCATCTAAAGTATCATTTATAAATCTTCTTACCATGCGTTGGATAGTATAAGTGGTAGTATGGCCCACGTATAGTCTGTTATCATAATCAAATTCAACTATGAATATGGCCAGTTTAGATTTAAGTAATTCTGGCTGGCTGATTTCTAGTTTTTTATTGCATATTTCAAACATAGCTACAAACTTTTATTTTATAGTGCAAATATATAAAATATAATTCAAACAGGCTAACGTTTATATGTTAAACGTTATCAAATTAAACTTTTTTCTGCGAGAATATAAAAATAAAGCAATATATCAAAAAAAAATTTGCGAGAATAGAAAATAAATGCAAGATAGTTTATGTTTACGCATTGTTTATTTTTTGTTTCTGTGATAAGCGATTGATTTTCAATAAATTAGACGAAAATAAACAAAATAAATAATATTCAATGCCCCCTATAGGTTCTATTTTTAGTTTGATAGTTTCTGATAAGGCTAATATTAGCTCTATAAAATACTATCAAATCATATTTATCTTCCTCCTTAGAATTTTTTGTTTATTTTGTTTATTTATATCTAACTTATTGAAAATCAATCACTTATCAAGAAACAATAACTTGTTTATCGTTGTTTATTTTGTTTCTTTTGAAAAATTTTTTCTTTATTGCGAGAATGTCATTTTGCCAATTCCCTATTAAGTCTAAGGGCCTAGATAGATATTTGCGAGAATGTATGCGAGAATGAGAATTTATGAGCCTCTGGGCCTTGCTCATACTTATATATGATTTGAATCCCAATTTGCGAGAATGATTTGAAGCCAAAAAATTTTTCTGCCTATGGACATGGCTCTATATACTATATATAAGGGGCACCGCCGCACCCAGCCAGGGGCCTAATTTTCCAATCTACGAAATATTTTATGTTAAAAACCTATAAGGCTATGTGCCTCATTGGTTAAAAATATTTAAGGTTGTTAAAAACCTATAAGCCTGAGTGCCTTTAACGTTTTTTAATATAAATAATTTTCGGGTGTCAACCCAATTACAGGCAGACAGGCCAGTCACCCATAAAAATTAACAACCGCTTAACCAAATTTAATATAAAATATTTTCCGGTTTAAAAAATAATGCCTGATACCTATATAATTAAGCCGACAATTTTTAATATAAATAACCCGGTTTATTAACATTTATTTAACGTTTATATTTTTATATATGGCGATAATTTTATATATTAGCGATATAAATAAAACGGCGATATAATAAATAAAATATTCCGGTTTTTAATATTTATTAACCATATAAATTTTTATATATCGGGAAAAATTATTAAATTAGCGATATAAATAAAACGGATTATTAATATTTAAAACAGTTAAAATTATGAAGGTAAACAGAAATTACAGATTCGTGTTGACAGTAGTCGAAAGTGGTGTGACAGTTGAACAGGAGAGCCGCACGGGAGAATTTATGTTCGAATCGGAGTGTCATTATTACTGCGAAAAGGAGATTATATCGGCAATAAAGGCGGCCGAGAAGGCTGACCAGCTCAAGCCGTATTACGAACACACGTACTGCATATATAAGGAGACGAAGCCGAAAACAGTTACGGAGACAAGGCAGGAGGGCAACGAGAAAATTACTGTGACGAGAGAACTGCCAACCGAGGCGATGCTGGTCGAAATAATAACAGTGGACGAGAACGGCATCAACATCCGTTGATGCCGGAAAGGCCTAGGCCGGGAGAGCCGCACAGGAGTGCTGGCACAGTGGTTCGACTCCACTGCTGGGCACAATTGGCTATATTGCCGAGAGAATTAAAATAAACTGTAATATGGATAAATTTAATTTAGTAGTACGTGCTGCAAGAGAATTGGCGCGCGTGCCGTACAAGAGAATTATTATGACCTGTCAGACCTAAATATTATTAATTACAGCAAAAAAATATTCAGAAACGGTATACTATATAAAATAAAGTTCTTATATTTGCACTATACAAATAAAGAATATTAATAATATAAAAACAGTGATATTATGGACGAAAGTACATTCGGCTGGCTCATAGAATACGAGCAGCAACTCAGAGAAGCTGAGTATGATGAGAAAACAATTGCTCATCTTGTATTAGAAGCAGTTAAATAATTAAAACAGGAGAATTATGACAGCAAGAGAATTTATAAATAATGCGGTTTATATAGTATTTGATGGCACGTCGTATTATGGGCTTTTTGGCTGTGATATAAGAGAAGCACAAGTAGAAGACCCAGATATTGAAATAATAAGTGGCCCATATAGGCAATGGCCTGACGAGAAAATTGAGCAATTAAATAATGAACTTTAAAACAGGAGAATATGAGCAGCAAGAGAATTTATAACATGGTCCTGAAAGCAACCGATGTTTGCCCAGAAGGTGAGCTCCTTACAGACAAAGAGCTCGAAAGAATGAAGCTGAATAACGTCAAGCGTGACTGGCCAGAAACAAGTAAGGTAAAAGTTTACGGCGAAGACGTTTATTTCAACTTTGGAGTGAGATTTGCAACAGTTATTCAAGAAGTAATACAAGAGAACAATGGAAACAAACAGAACAATATTTGAGTCTCACGGATATTTATATAAAGGCGCGGCTGAGACTCTTGAAATACAAATCAGCCAATCAGGTGACGAAGCTCGTTATCAATCAACAGTACGATATTCTTCACGCGGAACAGAAGTTATTCATGGCTATTGGCAAGAAATACGATACTCAAAAAGAGGAGGCAGACCATTTATAACGATGTTCGGCAAAAGACTTTACTTGGACGAATTCGTTCGTAACAATTCAGGATTTTAAGCACGGGAACAGAATTCAACTATATGTTACTTGACCGCCTTAGATGTGACTGTGAATATTATCTCGGTTATGGTGGTAGAGATGCTAATCACTGCCTTTGGGCACATGATGAGCAAAAACAAATCGATAAAATGCGTGAACTTTATGATAAATTGCCGGTTAAGCCTGAATGGTTAACTGCCGAACAAATAAATGAGTATGCTGCAAAAATGGGAGTAAAATAATTCATAAAACAGTATACTATATAAAATAAAGTTCTTATATTTGCACTATATAAATAAAGTATATTAATAACAATTTAAAAATTTACAGTTATGACAAAGACAAATTATGAGTATGCAGTTATTTTTTCTGAAGAAGATGTAAAACATGATTTTATTAACTGCATAGCTACTGCGATTGAAGATTTTGATGATACGATTATACTCGTAAGAAATGACAATTATGCGGATATAAGGCAGATTGCAGAAATTACTTACTCCCGCGAAAGAGGCAACGGCTCAGAATGGAAAATATCAGTTAATGAAGAAACAGCAGGTCTATTAGGAATAGACGAAATACCAAGTGAATTGTTCAGTATAGCTATGATGCTGAAAAATCAAATGAGCACGCCTATGGACTTTAGCACTGCGTTTGAAGCCGCAAAATTAATTACTGAAAGCTTCAGAGTTTCGCATAAGTAATGCCTCAGCCGCTGCAAGGAAATGACAAAGGGAGCGATACCCACAGCGGCACAATTCATAATTTTAAAATTTACAGTAATGGAAAAAGCAATTAAAAAAGCAAAGCTGTTAGGAAACACTGGAATGGTGTTAGTTATAATTGGGTTGACTGGCCTGGCTTCTATCAGTGATTGGCAGAATTTTTATATGCTCGTAGTGGCAGTAGCCGCAGTAATGTTAGTGCTGTCAAATGCAATTCTTACAGATATTCACAAAAATATTAAGTAATATGGTTGCAAATCAGATATATGTTACGACTTACAGACTCGAGATTAAAGCAACTCGAGAAAATTTGGATAACGTAGAAAACTTCATGGAAGCAATTGCAGATATTTCTGTAACGCTTTATACTATACCGGATGTGTTTATTATTACAGTAGCATCTGATATGCTGAACACAACCCAATTGTGCAATGTGGCAATTAGATTTTTTGGCAAAGAGGGATATACTATAAGTACTCTCGGGATGCTCGGACCATTCAAGAAATGCCGTTAACACCTTTTAACAAAGAATTTTGAAAAAATTTCTCAAAACAGTTTTCTAATATAAATAATCATATTATATTTGCACTATCGAAAAAACATATAAACATTATTAATAACAACTTAAAAAATTACGACTATGGTAACAAAGAAATTTGCACAAATGAGAACAAAATCGCTGAAAGCATTGTTAGAAACAGCAAGTGAAGAAGATAAAGTAGCTATTGAAGCAGTTCTTGCTGAACGCGAAAAAGCTGAAAAAGCTAAAGCTGCTGCGGTTGAAACTCCTGTTGAAACTCCTGCTGAGGCACCAGCTGAAACTCCTGCTTTCGAAGAAGAAACTCCGCTTACTCCGGAAGAAGAAGCTGCTCTTAAAGCTGCTGAAGAAAATGGCGGTGTCAATCCTATGTACACAGGTCGCACTGCAGAAAGAAAGCCAAAAGCTTCAGATGAAGAACGCCATGCTTTAGCTGAAAAACTGAAAGCTGAAGTTGTTAACCATCGTTGTCAGGCAGTTCCTTTCAATACTGCAGAATGGGTAGACGGTTATATCGCCGGAGTTATTGAGGAAAAACGAAGCAATAAAGTACTTTTGGCAATCAAAACCGATGATGGCCGCCGTATCGTTAAGGTACACGACAGTAACCTTGTTCGTATTTTGGACGAAACTATTGAACCGGAAAAGAAAACACGTGCAGGCCGCAAGCCAAAAGATGCTTCTGAAAAAGTTGAATGGACTCCGGAAGCAATTGCTGATGAAGTTAACAAAGTTATCGGTAACGTCGGCAAGGGTGTGGCATTCGAGAAATACCGCACTACTGACGAAAACGGCGAAGAGCACATCGAAATGATTAGCGGCCGTATCGTGGCAATCGTGCCTGACAAACGAGCTCAGCGCTTGCTCTACCGCATTTCAGTTCCGGCTCCTATCGAAGGCAATCCGTTTGCAACGAAGACCATGCATAAGGTTGTTACCACTGAAGGACTGCTGATTGCCGGAGAGTTCGACGCAGAAGGTGCACAGCTCAATGCCAAGTATCTGGAGCGCCGCGAAGCTGCAGCTACTCGCACACCACTTACTCCTCAGGACCGTGTTCTCCGTTGTGAAGAGAACTTGAAAAAAGCTGAAGAGAAATTGCAGAAAGCCCAGGAAGAGCTGGAAGCCAAAAAGAAACAGCTTGAAGAAGCAAAGAAAGAACTGGATGAATACCTTGCCGCTCAGCAAGGTGCCTCCGAAGCACCGGCTGAAGCTCCTGCTGAAGAGCCACTTGCATAAGCAAATCTGTTTAGGGTTAGTAACCGTCTCTGTGAAGAGGCGGTTATTTTTTATCTGTACCACAGAAGCTGCATAGCTTTATTTTAAGCTATGCAGCTTTTATTGTATAAAAAGGACTCATTTTCGTGCGTTCTAGGACACTTTCATATATTAGATGTAGCTCTATATTAATTCATAAAAATAACATGATAGAGGAAAAAGAAGTATATCTATCAATGTATTTTTCCATGGCCTCCATATATAAGATTTGAAGTGCTTCGGCTTCGTATTTATATCCAAACAGCATTACTCGCAGTTGTTAAAAGTTTTAATTAAAAAAGTTGACTCATTTTCGCGCGTTCTAGGACACTTTCATATATTAGATATATAAATCTACATTTATAAAGAGAAATGATGAGAGAACGCGAAAGAATGATGAAATTTCATATATTTTTTATACTCCAAGGCTCATACGTTTCAAGCCAAAACGGCAATAAACCAGTGAAAAATTTTTATGTTAAAATTATTAAAACAGTATTCTATTTAAAGGTATTTTGGTACTTTAGCCTATAAAAGAACAATTGTAAAAATGTTAAAATATGTTACACACTAAATCTGATAAAAGCCGTAAACTAGTTATAGTTAGGCCGTTTATGCCTGAATGCACCGGTTGTATAGGCCAATCACACAGTGGTCTATGCGATAGATGTCCGCACAAGATTTCCGGTGTGGCTTTAAGCAAGAGAATTGAACAAGAGAATACTAAAGCCCCCAACGGGAGAATTGTCAAACTATTAATACAGAAAATTATGGGAACATTTGAACAGGAGAATACCCAAGAGGTACAACAGGAGAATATTCTGTCTAGTGAAATAGAAGAATTATCTCAACCGCCAAGAGTTGCTCAATTAGTTCAACCTAAAGAAGCACTCGATGAAATTGCGGAAATTGAAAAACAATATCGTGAAACAGTAGAAAAAATGAACAGATGAATTTCAGAATGGACTACAGTAAAAAGCAAGTCATGCAAATATCTAATGATGCTTTTTACTACTTGTATTATGGAGAAGAGCCATTGGATGATGAAAACATGGAAGAGGCACAAGAGATTGCCGATATGTTTCCTAATGGCTTTGTTATAGAAGATAACTGGGAAAATGTAGATGACACAGACCTTATAGAATGTACATTTGTGCCTTACGTAAAAGACGATATGGACTTTGATGAATACGAAAACCTCACAAAATACATTCAACTTCAAATTAAATGGCTTGATACTAACCTTATTAGAGCTTGGTGGTTTTACGAGCAAACTGGAGCAAGAGAATTGCAAGGTGATTTTAAGGTTTACACAGACAAATATGGCAATAGGTGTTTCCATACAGGAGAACAAGATAAGGACTTTGTATCAGGAAAAATGAGCCTATATTTCTTAAAGCATTTCAAAAAGAAAGGCTGTTAACTTACTAACAAGAAAAATATAGCGGGAGAATACCAAATAAGTATTTTCCCGTTATTTTTTATTCCTCGTTAACAACAAGAGAATAACCTATACCTCTTTTTGTCTCAATAACAATTCGTTTATCCATTTTAAGACAATTACGTAAAAGGCACATGTGGACGTCTAAACTACGCTTATTGAAATAATTATCATCAGCCCATACTTGTTGCATAAGTATCTTTTTTGGTAGTATCTCATTTTTATAGGCACACAATAAAGATAGAGTTTTGCTTTCTTTATTTGTAAGCTTTGTTTCTACTCCATTTATTGATAGAGTATTTTTCTCTGTGTCAAATGTATAATTACCAATTTTGTAAGATAGCTCAATGGCTCGCACTTTAACACCACATCTTCTTAATATTGCTTTTATTCGTCTTATTAGCTCTTCGAGGTTATATGGCCTGATTATATAATCATCTGCTTCTGCGTCAAAAGCATCTATTATAAACTCGTATCTAGATTGGTCTGATACCATTATAACTGGTGTTCTATGGTCTGTTTTACGCAAAGCTTTTAATAACCTCAAGTCGCCAGGTAAGCTAGTTTTATAGTGTCCGAGTATACACAAATCATAATTCTTTTCTTTTATCTTGTGAAGTATATCTGCTTCAGTAGACGTAATTACTTCAAAGCCGTAAAACTGTAAATAGTCTGTCATTACGCTACAATCTTCGTCCTGATAGACCAAAATTCTTGGTAAACCTATTTGCTTATTCATTTCAGCTTTTCTATTATACTGTTATACAATATTTCAAACCAGAATGGATTTAATCTCAGCAAATCGAAATAAGTATATACACCTTTTTGTATTATAAGTGAAGCATATTTAAGTTCCTTTTTAGTTCTTTTGTCTTTATGCTCATGGTAAAAGGTTATAAACTTGTCGATAGAAACCAAAAATTCCGGCTTGCGTTCCATAAGAATTTTTTGCTCTGTATTTTGAGCAAAATAATATGGAATGCTAGGCATAGCCCAAAAAGTAAGATTATTGCCATATTCTTTACTAGCTCTATATAAAAAGCCAGGACATATACGGATTGAGTCCGGATATAGCATTTTGCATAATCTTAACCTTCTTGGTATGAATGGATTGAGCAGCATGGCTAATCTCTTGTTTATAAGAGCAGAATACTTATCAATCATTCTTGTATGCTCCTCGACAAGCAAAGAGACTAACAGCTTAATATTCTCGTTTCCAATAGGGTCACTCAACCTTATATATTCTTGGTTGAATGCCTGTCTTTGAATACGTATTCTATCTTGCTTAAGTCTCTGAGCTTTTTGTCTATTGGCTTTTGCTAATGCCAAACTTGCTTTACGCTGTCCTTCGTCACCATGCAGAAAAGTAGTGTCTTTTGTTAACTTACGCCAAGCATCATTTCCATAATATTCTTCGATTTCAGCATTTTCTGGCAACTCAGATAATTGCGTATGCTCTTCTTCTAAGGCAATCTTTTCGCTTGCCTCTTCTTGAGCTTCTTCAATATCCTCATCATCGCTTTTAATTTCATCGAGAAATTCAAAGAGTTCCTTTTCGGTTAAGTCTCCATATTGCTTAATATCTTCCATGCTACTTAAATAATGACTTGATTATATCTTTTCCAGCTTGCTTGCTAAGCAATCCAAAATATGCAATTGCAAGCATGAGTCTTGCTATTTTATGCAATACCCATGCTAATAGATATATAGGGAAATAAAGTACACCTACGCATCTCCATAAAAATTTAAGCACCTTTTTCATTTTTCTAATATATATAATGGTTGTTTTATTTCTGCAAATTGTGCATTTATGCGCTGCATATTTGCCTGCTGGTTTATAGCTTCTTTTATTGGGGCTTTTTATTTCTTGTATACAGCTCAATGAACTTATTATGCTAAACGGAGGGCATGCCATATAAACATCGACCAATGCATCAACTAACTCATCTTTGCTTAGTTTCTGCAGATTACTCTTTATTATCTCCCTTATTGGATTATTCATCTTCTGCTTGCTTTAATTCAACATAAGTCTTATGAAAAGCTTCATCACCTATTCCTTTAATAAAAGTTCTAAGTGTAGAAGGATATTCGCTTGTATTTATAGTCTTATCGACTACTTTCGCGTAAAGAGCAGCAAGAGCTTTAGGCCCAAATACCTTTTTCTCTTGTAATCTTTCAATGGGACCTCTTTTGAATTGAACACCTGGATGTTCATACATAATCTTCGTACGAGTTAAGTGCAAGTCCTTAATCAAAGCCTCAATATGCTTTTCAAACTGAGGCATTTGAATAATATCAATAACTTTCAAATCTTCCAGCTTCATTTTTATAAGTTTTTAAGTTGTTGTTTATAATACTTTTCTTGCATATCGAAATGTCTCTTATATATATGCAAATCATGAGCAAAATGGTAATAAGTACCTATTGGCACACCGAGCTCATCCGCAACTAATTGTTGAAGCTTTGTCCAACAATACTGGTCATTGCAAAAACCATAAACCAAATCGTTGCTTCGCATAGTTACGCACATATCAAGAGTTCCTATTTGAGGCTTAATATCAAATCCGACTGATAGTGTACAAGGTGTATCATATTCATAGTCATCTTTTTCTTTACCGTCAAATATAGTAAACCAAGCTTGACGAGTATCTTTATTCTCTTTAAGCTGTTCAATGCACTTTGCCAATTGGCCATTGCGAGTCCATTGCCACCCATAATTAGAATTGACAATGTTATCTCCACCATGCATTTTATCCCACATAGGAGCATGCTTTTTAATTTCAGCTATACTCCTATCTCCAGACATATACCAGGCATATTCGCGCTCTGCGTATCGTTCGCTAAATTTACGCCATTCTGTTGTTATGATGCGTTGCTGAGGATTAAGTAAATAAAAACCAACATTGTATACAGCCTTTGTTCCAACATTGGTGTATATGCCTTGGCCCATTATAAAGCCATATAAATCCTCAAAGGCTTCTGTTGCATTTTTATAAGCTATATTCATAACTATAGTTGTTTAAGTTTTTTTGCTATATCTTTTCTTTTGAAATTAGTTTATAAATAGTGTGATTATTCTTAAATATTGAGCCACAGTTACACACATTTTCGTGTCTATAACAAGTTTGGTTATAATAACCACCACGTGGCTTTAAGAAAAAGCAGCCATAACACCCTGCTACTTTTTCACTTTCACCTTTAACTCTTTTAAGGGTGTATTTATATTTTTTTTCTTTAACCGTTATAATTTGTCCTATCTTACCCATAGCTATTCTTTTTCTTTATAATCTAATATAAGTGCAACTCCATAATCATACCAAAGAAGCTCATCAAGTTCTTTTTCAGTTTTGCAATTATATTTACATAATTCAGCCTCTAAATCCATCGGGCTTTCAATGTGAACTTCATCTTCTATATACTTTGCCATATCATTTAACTATTTTATTGGTGCTGCTGTTATAAACTCTAAACAACAATTCTTCAGCTTCTTCATTCATGGCATTGCAAATACTTATTGCTTCTTCCATAGATAAGCCTGTAAGCTCTTCGTCATCATCACTCACTGCAATTTCGCCAGTAATTAATCTTATTTCAAATAAATTAGCTAATACAAAAGCTTTGGTAGCATCAAGTGCTTGTACGCATATATAATGTACAGCGTCCCAGTATATATAAGACAATGCGCTTGTATCTTTTAATATATCGACATAAAGCTCTCTCAACTTTTCTGGCTTAAACCATCCATGCTCATCCATTCGTCTATATTCAGCAAGCCATCTACCATACCCATTTGTAGCCTTAAACATGTTGGCATAAACAGCCACAAATCTAAGAAATTGGTCTGTATAAATGACTTGTGGAATTTCAACTGTTTTCTTCTTGAGCTGTTTCATGTGCTTAAAGTTTATATATTCTCGCGCGTTCTAGAGCACGCCTATTATTCCATTATTATTCAATCATTCATGTACTTAAAGCGCGATATTGCGCGCGAGAATAATGTGAAAATCAATCCTTAGTATGACCCAGTAGACCCGAGTGCTCCATCGCCACGCTCGGATGAACGGCTGAAAAGCTCTGACTCAGAAACTTCTTCAAGGCCTTCATACGATACAGGCACAAGAATAAATTGTGCTATTTTCATACCTGGCTTAATGTGGACCTTGGCTTTACCGACATTAACAACATGTATATGAATTTCACCTTGGTAATCTTCATCTACAATCTTAGCTCCGAGGATAACGATGCTTTCAAATGCTTCTGCTTTCGGTGTTCTACCAGCTCCAAGGCAAGCCCATTTAGAAGTTACAACTCCTGATTTATCAGCTGCCATAAGCATATATCCTTCTGGAATTTCCATCTTAATACCTGATGGTATCAAAACATCAGTTCCTGGATTTACAATGAAGCCTTTGTTACTGCCAAAGTTAGGAACGAAAAAATCAATTCCTGCTGCTTTACCAGTCCCACGAACAGGGGACTTTACATTTCTTATTTTTGCAAATTTCATGACTACATCATTTTAACAAGTTCCTTAGCTGCTGTTTCTACAGCTCTAGCAAGTCTATGTTCAACTTCTGGACTTATAAGGCTGTAAACTCCTTCTTTTTCAAAAGCATCAGCCATGATAGCTACAATTTTTAAAAGCTTAGGATTAGGAGCGTTAATGCCATGCTTATCCATAAGTTCTTTATTGTACTCATGCTTAATACTTCCTTCTACAGGAATAAGCTTGGCTATTTCTGCATGAGTATTTGACTTTCTGCTCGTAGGAACAGTGATAATAATCTCCTGATTGGTTGTCATGCACATATCTGTGCACATTTCCATTACTTCATTGAAGTTGCGTTTAAACTCTCTTGGAGTTACTGAAATTAAACTTTTCATAATGATGCCAAATTAGCAATTAAGTTCAACATATATGTTTTGTCTTTATCTCTTCTGAGCTTCATCTTATCTTTTAAGGCGAGAGCTACTAACTGAACACCTATAAAATGATGCTTTACATGAGATTCATCGATTATATCCAACACTACCTCTTTGGATATAATCTCATCATAGCTTTCGGTCTTGTCAATGATAGCATTTATCTTGACCCCACCAATTACAAATGAGTAACACGTGTTTTCTTCATAGTTTTCATTCCCAAGGCCAGACAGGAATTGAAGTTCTTTTAACTTTGCTTTCTGCTCTTCTTTCAAATGAAATACCTTTATATCTATATCCTGTGGATTAGACGGAACTCCGAGCATACCCAGAGCAGTTGTACCTGTTACCATATACTCAATTCTATTTACATTGCAAAAGTCATCGAGTTTGAATAAAGCTTCTTTTATATTCATAGTCTGTATATTCATAATTTGTGTATTATTACATTAAATCGTCGTCGAATAAGTTTGATTGCTCAGTGACTTTATGAGCAACTTTTATATCTCCTGGCTTGCGCTCTAACACCCAAAGAGTATTGCGCGAAGCATCCGGAAACATAGGAGCCATTATATTGGAAACGAGATTTGAGTCATAGTAATCTTTAAGAGCATCAAACATTTTTTGTTGCCAATCATTCATCAGTGGCTTATAGTCTTTAGCTGAAGCAAATGTACCGAACTTCTTTACTATGTTGAAGTGTTTCAGCAATATGCCTTCAAGCTCCCAATGGTCAAACTCTTGCACATCAACTCCGCGGCCATCGCCTGAGTCATAAGTATGATTACCAGCTGCTCCTACAGATGGGTCATAGTTCGGAGTTGAAAGGTAATAAGTAGCATTGTTATTACCACAGGCCTTAAAGTTCTCAAGGAACTTATGAGCATTTTGTTTGCCTACGTGCTCAAGTACTTCAAATGCACAAACCTTATCAGCATTAAATTGGCTAAAATCCATATAATTTTTAACAAGGTCTGCTACATAAAAATGAGCCCAAGGTACATTGGCATACTTCTCAGCTGCTTCTTGAATTGTTTTTTCGCGAATATCGATACCGATATATTCTTTTTGCTTAAACTTGTTTCTGTATAATACCTCAAGCAAGTTAGCAGCTCCACAGCCAAAATCAACAATAGACTCACCAATTTTGGCTTCTTTCAAGATATGAGTCCATCGCAGATAATGTGCAAATTGGTCTCTGTGGAATACGTGACGCTCAAAGGCCTGGTCAGGTCTGAGGTCTGTTGTGTTATACACTTTTGCCATAATTAAAAAATTGTTTATTTGTTGAAAATATCTTTATGCTCTTCCAGATAGTCATTCATAGAGCCCATGTAAGCTACTGCATCAAGAAGATTATCCTCTTTGTGTGCATAAGCCTCACGCGATAACTTAAGAGCTATCATAGCTCTATACATACCAGCAGTTGTTATTTGCTGGTCTTTAGGCGACATCAAGTTATAAAGAGCTGCTGCTCTTTCCATTGATGCCTGAAATGGTCCGTATTGACGCTCTTTTTCCTCTGAGCGTTCATTTACAATCTTGTTTGCTTGTTCTAAGATGTTAGCCATGATTATTTACCGTTTTTATAGTTAATACAATCCATTTTACAAGAGTCGGCCAATAGCTTATGAACTTCTGGGTTGTTCCATTGAGAAATCATAAGATAAAGCTGTGCATCTTTCTTATATATTTGAGCTTTTGTATATTGTTCTAAAGCTTCTATATGCTTAGTATTTTAGCCTATAGCACTATTCATATAGACAATACATAAAGCTTGTATTACTATGATAACACATAGTCCGATAATTATTTTCTTTATTACACTACTAAATTTTTAAGTTCTGCTTTTAATCTTTTTGCATCAGCTCCTCTAAATGTTTGTGCATTTGCCAAGAAGTATCTAACAATATCTCCTGCAGTATCATAAAGATACATAGCATTCGGGTCTGAAGTATCAAGTGTTAACATTGCCTCTAAATAAGGCACCGCACCAAAATATACATTAAGCCATGTTGACTTTATATCTTTGGCTATTTGCTGAAAGGTTCTTTTCTTGTCCATTTTATTATCTTTATTTAGATATGCAAATATACTAATTTTCTCCGAGAATAGAAAATTTTTTCATTATAAAATGCACTCACTTAACACTTCTTAACTTGGCCAGATTTTATTGCTCTTCTGGATATTCTATTTGCAGTAATTCTTTGCAAAATTGAATAACTTGCTCATAATTATTATATGCAGTTTGAGTAATAATTCTCCGCTGAAGTATCGTTAGCTTATTTTTAATAATAAACTTATTTATATTAAGAGAGAGAGCTTTATCATTGCATCTTCTTTTATCTCCTAACTGAATAGCTAACTGAGCATAATGAATACACTTCTTTATATCCTGCACTCCATTTTTAGCTTTATACCTGCTAATATATTTTATAATGCATCCTTGTATAAAAGAGCATCTTAAAGCAGTTATAAGCTCTATTGGTTGCATAGCCATATCTTTATAATGGCTACCACCTATTTGTACATCTGTTGCTTTCATATTTCTACTTTTGTATAATTATTAAAATCACAATATGTATATTTAGGAGTTTTAGCATCATTTGCATATCTACAAGTAGTTGTCCATGCATTTTTTATGACTACTTCATATATTACACCGTGATAGCAGAAAATATCTCCAACTTTTAGTCTTGATAATTTAATACAATTTGCGCTTATGATTATCAGCTATAAATCCATTTGCTACTCTCAATTCATCCATAAACATCACAGAGTTATAATGCTTAGGAAACGGTTTTACTATCTCATACATTGTATCTTTATGCATCACAAAACCGTCGTTTACAGCTTTTACATACTCTAGTTTTATAAACTTGTAAAGATACGCAGTTTCTGAATTTCTGCCTGGCTCTTTGCCAAGCAAAATTTCTTTTGAACTTACTACTTTGCCAACATTATCGTTAACAAATTTTACCATTTCCAGAAATACTGGAGCTTGCTTTCCATTACGTCCCATATTACATATATTTTTTATATTTGTCGATTTTTGCTTTTATACTATCCATTAAGGCATTTTGCTTTTTATCTTTTGCTTTAAGTGCTCTGATTACATCTTCATCATGAGTGCCTTGCAAAATTAAATGGTTTATAACAACATGATTTTGCTGTCCCTGGCGATATAATCGAGCATTAAACTGCTGATATAATTCAAGACTCCATGTTTGCCCAAACCAAACTATTATGCTACCTCCTGCTTGAAGATTAAGCCCATGACCTGCTGATGCTGGGTGAGTTAACATGACTTGTATTTTGCCGGCATTCCAGTCTTCAATATCTTTATTATTTTTAAGCTCTCTTGGCTTATATTTTTTAAGATATTCCACGATTCTATCCCTATCGAATTGATAGGTCCATGCTACAAGCACAGATTGGCCATTTGCATCTTCGATTATCTCCTTAAGAGCTTCAAGCTTAATATCATGAATTGGAAACACATTTCTTTCTTCATCATATATAGCTCCATTAGCAAATTGAAGTAATTTATTTGAAAGGGCAGCGGCATTGACTACGTTTACTTCCACAGGCTTTTCAACAAATACTGAATTACCATTTTCGTCTTCTTGCTCAATCGTTTCAGTAGCACTTATTAAGTCAAGCACTTTATTCTTTTCAAAGTCATCGTATTGCTTCTTTAGAGCTTCAGGCATTCTAAGCTTTATATAGTTATCTGTCCTAAACGGCATTTCAAGATAATCATCGGCTTTCATGCTTATGCAAATATCCTCTATTTTCTTATGTATTAGATATTCTGAGTCACTCATCAAATCGTATGAATATACGACATGACCATTCGTTTGACCTGGCCGAAAATACCTTTCTCTATATCTGGATATTGTCTTTTCAAGGCGCTCGCCTCTATCCATAAGATATATTTGAGGCCATAAGTCAATAAGACCATTAGGAGCAGGCGTGCCTGTTAATCCTACTAACCTTTTAAGATAAGGCCTTGCACCACGTAATGCCTTAAAGCGCTCTGATTTATAAGACTTAAAACTGCTAAGCTCATCAACTACTACCATATCAAAAGGTAATTTGCCTCCGCCATATAAAGCACAAAGCCATGCAACATTATCTCTTGATATGATATAAATATCAGCTTTTGTTTCCATAACAGCTGCTATTCGCTGTTTAGCAGTACCTATAATCTTAGAAAAGCGCAAATGCTTTGTATGTTCCCATTTCTCTGCTTCTTCTTGCCAAACTGACTCAGCCACTCGTTTTGGAGCTATAACTAATACAGAATTAACTTCACAATAATCAAACATCAAATAATTTATAGCAGTAAGAGTTGATATGGTTTTGCCAAGGCCCATATCTACAAATACACCGCAAAATGGATGCTCGATTATATGCTGCACGCAAGCTAATTGGTATTTATGTAAATCTGTTTCTTTCATCTTTTGTTACTGTTAAATATAGCTAAACAAGCTAAACCAAACAAAGCACCTATTATAAATGCAACTATGTTACTTATCATAAATTATACTATCTATAAATTGTTCAACGCCTTTTATCGTATCTATTACTTCAACTCTAAAACCCAAAGCTCTAAGCTTATTGTGCATATATGCCTGTATGCGTTTAGGCTTTCGTCCAGTTGTTTTTAATTCCACAAAAACTATTTTATGGCCCGGAAATAAGCACATTCTATCTGGTAAGCCTATAAGTTGGTCACACAGCAGTTTTATGCACATACCACCGTTTATTTTAACAAGCTCGGCCAATTTGCGCTCTATAACTTTTTCACTGTCTATCATCATGCTTTATACAATCTTTACATATTAGCCGTGGCGTACTATTATTTATTATAACAATTCCACAGCATTTGCGTAATTGTTTTAAGCTTGGCTTATAATGGTTATAAATACCAATCAGCTTGCCGCACTTATCACACTCTACTATATATTGCTTAATAATCATACTCTTACAATATAAATGTTATACTCACACTTATCCAAATTAAATTCCAGTCTGTCAACACAAAACTTTTGGCCATTGTATATAACAACCGTTTTGACAGATGGAATATGTTCTATATTTCTTGTTACAAGAAGCACAGAATTACGGTAATTTCCGTATTGCATTTTATAAAAATTTGCTATCATAATAAGCTATCTTTACGTTTATAGTATTTCTGTTTACCATATAAAGGAAAGTTCTTAGTGGATGCTATAGCTTCCCATTCAGGCAATGACCTAAGAATTTCATTAACCTCTCTGGTATTATATCTTGACATTTCTGTCTTATCTTTGCCAAGGCACTCACACCATACTTCAGCAATGCAGACAAAGTCTTTTTGCACTGTACCGTTTTTAGACAATGGGTCTTCAAGCCAACGTCTTCTGTCATACAGGTCCATTTTATCCCAATCATCTGGAAATTTAGTATTAAGATATTCTTCAATAATACCTTTTCGCTCATCTGCTTCTGAGTGTTTATGTTGCTCAATCTTAGCAATTATATCTTCATCACCAACGAGGTATAAAGGCTCTTTTGCCAAATATAGTTGATATGCTTCAGCCCATATTTGATTTATTTCATCTTGTGTAAGGTCATCATTTACAGACTTTGTAGCATATTCTGGCCTTACGTCTATAGGCATAAATCGTCTATTTCCTGTCGGGTCACGTAAGAAATCTTTGTTGTTAGTAGTACCAAAAAATACGCATTGGCGCTTATATGTTTCTACTGTTCTACCATACGCTGGCCTGAACATATCTTCTCTTTTTGATATGTAGTGCTTTATTGACTCTACTTCTGCTTTCTTAAGGCCTGAAAGCTCTGCCATTTCAATCAGCCACGCCCCTTGTATCTGTTCAAATGACTCCTTGCCCTGCACAGTCGTGAATGTATCTGAGAACCATTCCATACCGAGCTTTTTAACGAAAGTACTTTTATATGTTCCTTGTTCTCCGACAAGTATAAGCGCTGTGTCGAACTTAATACCTGGCTCGAATACCCTCGCAACAGCCGCCACCAACGTTTTCCTAATGGCGGCTCTAGTATAAGCGTTATCTTCTGCTCCAAAATAATCAATCAAAAATGTATTAACTCTCGGTATGCCATCCCACTTTTGAGCACATATATACTCTCTTATCGGATGGAACTTTTTCTTTTCAAATTCAAGCGCAAGCGCGTCGTCCACTTTTTGACTTGACACAATGCCGTAAACACACTCAATGTAATTACGAACACCAGAATAGTCAACATCACGAAGAGGCTCCACAGTATCGACTTTACGCCATGGTAACGAACGTGTAACATATCTTTTATTATCAAAAATGTTTAGCTTAAATACATCTTTTAAGAATTGGTCATGCTGAATTATTATATTCAAGTTATTGGCAGAATTATCATATTCGCCTTTTGTATTAGCGTCAAGCTCTTCTGTCCATGAAGTATCATATTCTTCAGGAACTTCTGCTTTTGCTTCTTCTGCAAACTCGAATTTAGCTTCAGCAAACTTTTCTTCAGCAATATGCTTTTTTGTTGTAGAGTCCTTAGAGGCAAATTCTTCCATTGCCTTAAAGCTCTTTTTATCTTTGTCTTCTTTTTCTTTGCCCGTATCTAAATGGCCAAATTTATGTATGCGAACCAAATCAAATGCATTACACAATCTGCCTCCAGCAGGGTCTGTTCCATGGTGAGAATATGCAAATTTATCATCATAGACTATTAAGCCCGCAGCTGTAGAGCCATTTATATACGTATATCGCCCTTCTCCAGCTGGTGTATATACATCTGAAAGAAAAGTCTCAATGGCTTCTTGTATAGTATAAGTACGGCAGAAAACACCAATTATGCCTTTTTTATCTTCTGGGTCTTCTTGCTTTTTGATAGCTTGCATTATTACATCTGCGCTATCTGTAGCAGTTGGCCATTCGCTCGTATCATGCCAATCATCATATAGCCCAAGGATATAATCAGCTTCAAGGAAAGGTCCGTCTTGAAATTCAAAGTAGTACTCAATATCTGATGATACAGACGGCCAGAACATAAGTCTATTTACATCAAAAGTTGACTGGTCAAACAAATCAATGTTTAGGTCTCCAGCGACTTTTCGAGCAATAGCTTGATATTCTTCTTGCGATACTTCCCTATCTAGGGGAATTATCAATCTATGCCTTGGCTTTGTGGCACTCGACTTATGAGTTGAGTGTATAACTGCTGCACATCCAAATAGCATTGTAAAATCCCACCAAAAATTCTCATGTGAAAAGTCCACATCCAAAGTAAGAAGTTGGCGGTATAAAACATTGGTTTTATCGCGTCTGCCATTTGTGAGAAATCCTCCCACAAAGCCACCAACATCTTTTATCTTGCTTTGCTCCTCCTTAGTGGCATTCATGAACTGCTTATATGTTTCAGCGGTTACTACAGGAGTAGCTAGCTTTTGAACTAAATTGCTCCAAGTAGTTTTGGTATTTTTCCATACTTTACTTGAAACATTTAGTCCAACTGCTATGCTCAAATTTTCATCATATTTCAATTTATCTACTTGCATAATATGCGTAAACAATATATAAACACGGCTAAATCATATTTTTAATCTTTTAAGTAGAATGGTGTTGTATATCCATCTGCTCTTAGTGGAAGGTCTGATGCCCATTCAGGAGGAGTACCCATAATGCTTGCCATTTCTTCATAATATGCTTGAGCATTCTCTTCTGGTACTTCGCACAAAACCTCATCATGTATATGGCACACAGGATGATAGTCATTAGCCTCAAGATTTAGCATAGAATTGCCAAGTAAATCTCTTGAAATAGCTTGTACAATGTTCTCTGTTAATTTACCTCCATACGTATCAATTTCACCCCATTGCTTAGTTTCTTGCACAACTCCTTGGTAATATAATACTCGTGTTGGCATCGTAGAACGGCCTATCTTCTTATCTTTGAATTTAGGTCCATAGTAGAATAGCTTTCTGCCAGATGGCAATTGTATTGTCATAAACTCACCATTACAGTCGAAAATTATATTTCTACATGTGCATGATACTGGTCTTTGGTATCTGACAGCCTCTTTCGATGCTTCGTCTATTTCTTTCCACATATCTACAATTGCAGGGTTTGCCGAGCGCCATTTACGCACCAGGCTCATCATTTCAGTATCTGATAAGCCCATACGTTCACCACCCATTCGCTTAAGTGCTCCTAATGAGCCTTCATAACCGAGTGCAAGCTCTGAAATCTTTGATTTGTCTCGAAGTACTGAACCTTTTGTAATAGCAGATATTGGTACATTAAACATCTTTGCTCCTGTAGCTTCATAGATTTTACCATCTCCACGGAATACGTCCATTCGCCATTTTTCGTTTGCAAGCCAAGATATAACACGTGCCTCAATAGCTGAGAAGTCTGCAACACTAAATACTTTACCCGGTGATGCTATAAGAGCTGTTCTTACTAGCTGAGACAAAATATCTGCAACATCATCATACATCATCTCAACTGACTCCCAATCACGGGCTCTAATCATTTCACGTGGTACTTCTATATGCGATATATGATTTTTTGATAAGTTCTGCAATTGCAATAGCCTACCTGCCCATCGTCCAGTTCTATTTGCACCATAGAATTGAAATGTACCACGGACTCTATGGTCTTTCATGGCACAATTAAGCATAGCATAATACTTCTTAATAGACGTTTTTGAGAGCTTTTTGCGTATATTAAGCAACTCGATAACATCTGGATAATCTGCAAACTCTTTCATTAAATCAGGCATTGTTTCTTTTGAAAGAGACAATACTACACTACCTGTTTTCTTCTCAATCCATTGTCTTATCTGAGTCGGTGAATTTGGATTTTCGAGTCCTGTTAGCTGCTGAGCATGCTGAGTTAATATAGAAGTATAAGTATTATCTACTGCAATAGCAGACTCTGCTAATTCCATATCAACCAAAATACCTCTATCATTTATATTCTGGTCAAGCACATACATCTTGCGCTCAATATCAGGAATGATATATGCCTCTAATCTCTTAAATATCTCACGCTCTGCAAGTACGTCATACTTGTTATATTCCTTATACATTTCCCACTTTTCAGGAGCATGTTCAGGATAATTCCGAGTACGCATGCCATTAACTCGAGTTGCTTTGCATGGGCATGAGAAGTACTTAATAAGTGCTTTACCAGTATCTAGCTTTTTATCTGTAAGATTAAGAGCTTTTGATACACCGTCCAACGAAAGTGGTAAACCACAATACGCAGCTTTTACAGAGGTACAATACCACTGTTCTGCTGGAATATTATATCCTATTCGCTTAAAGCTAAGCCGCTCAAATACTGCATTATGAGCAACTTTTACACATTCTGGGTCAAGTAATGCTTCTTCAAACTCTTCAGGCATTTCTTCGCCTTGAGCTAAATCAACTATATTAACTGGCCCGTCATCTAATGCATATCCTATAATCAGTATTTCAAAGTCTGGTGACTCTATATATTTATAAGCACCAGAGTCTTTAATATCTACTGAGGAAAATGTTTCGACGTCTATGAAAAGATATTTCGCCATTATTTCTTAATTTGATATTATAAAATTAGGAGTATAGGCAGGACTCGAACCCGCATAACAGGCACACAAATCAATGACGCTCTGTGGTTTTACCATTAAACTACTATACTTGCTGATGCAGAGAGGAAATTACATCAACTCATCATCCCATTCATTCTCACCGCCAAAGTCCTCTTCAGCAGTAGAGCCGCCGGCTAACATCTCACCATCTTCGAGCTTCTGAAGATTATTCAGCCCAGCTGCGATACCTTTTGATGATACGTTGAAAGCATAGAAGCTGATTGATGCACGGCCATAGCAACCACTGTAGAACTCTTCTTTTTCCATAATAGGATTAAGTTCCTTGTCTACAATGCTCGGTTTACGCTGGCTATTAGCATTGATGAAATACATGCCTTCGAATGCAGGGTCGTCACCACGCTCATCGTCACCATCGCGCAAAGGCAATTTGAGGTTTGAAGGTATTTTGCCATTCTTATCTGCGAGCTTAGCTTTGCCTGCTTGCTTAGCTGCCTCAATAGCTTTGTTAATCTTTTCCAAAGTCTTAGTATCGCTCTTAGGAATAAGAACGCAGATATTGTACTTAGGAGTATCGCCCTCATTCATAGCTGTGGGCTCGAACACGTTTACATAGCAAAATCTTACTTTGCCAGTTACAACTTTTGTTGAATTTTCCATTTTACTTTAATTTTTAGTTGTTATTACTTTTTTCAATAATTGCCCAATCAGGCAAATAGTCATTATTCTCCATTATCTGCAAAATCTAATTGTGCTTGATTATATCCCATTGCTGGTCTTTTATCTTCAAGCGGTACAAGAGTAGGTTTACCTTGAGGTTTTACAACCACGTCAGATAAAATTTCCTCAAAACGCTTCTTGCCTACTATCTTCTCAATAGAAGTAATCGGCTTGAGTTTCATATTGAAAATCTCATCTTCTGATAACTCAGGACAACGAGCAAAGATTGCATTTGAAGCTTGGTCCTCATCAACCCATTTACGTCTGCTTATACCTTCTACAAGTTTAAGACCTGGCCATTGCTTATTCTCTTCTATAGCTTTTTTCTGTGCATATTCTGCAATAGAATTAGCCCATTCTACAAGCTTAGGAGTACGGCGAACAATATCAGCAATCTCATCGTCTGTAAGAAGTGCTGGCTTTGCAAACTCATGCTGAGCTATTTCAAGCTGTTGCTCATACAACTTTCTACACTGATTACGAACAGCACAAAATCTGCACCAATCTCCAGCATTAAGCTCGCCTTCACCATTGAATGCAAGTTGTGCTTTTGGTTTAAGCTCTTCTTCAGCCCATCTGCGAAGCTCTTCTACAGATATTTGCCATGAAGATATATTGTTAATACGCGGCTGTACAATTGTCAGTCGTACTTCAGATATATCATACATAGTATCATATTTCTGCAAAGCTCCAAGCCCATAAAGCATAAGTTGCTTATTCCATTCAGCATATACTGGAACACCTTTTCCATATTTTAAGTCAATAACTTCCATAAGGTTGTCATTGATAACAACACAGTCAGCTGTTCCAAAGCTTTCAGGCACATATTCTGTCAAATCGAGTTTCTGCTCAATTTCCATGACGGCTAACGGATTTTCAGTTTTTGCTTCAGCTAATTGTTCTGAGCAATAATCCGTATAGATAGGTACAACTTCAAGCATTTCCTCGCTGAACAGGTCATTTGCCATTATCTCTTCGAGCCTTTGGTCAAAGTCTTGCTCACTAATGCTGTTAAGTGTATCTTTTCTCAGGTAAAGCTCTGAGAGCTCATGAGCTAATGTACCTTCTTCTGCATATACTGAAGACTTCTTTTCTCCGTATTCATCTTCAAGCTTTGCAGATGGAGTACAATTAAGCCATCTTCCAGCTCCAGAAGCCGAGAGGAGTGCATGACTCCTCTGACTATGTTTCTGTGGTTTAGTACTACTTGTCGCTTGAGCCATATTCTTTTATCAATTTTGCCAAATAACGGCATTGAATAGCACACTGAGCATAAAGCTCTGGATTTTCTCTGCGAAACTTCTGAGCTGCTTTTTGCAACTTCTTTGTACTCGACATAATTACAGTGATTCTAAGAAGTTAAACATTTCATCATACTTGGCCGGGTCAAGCTTTGTTACACTCGGGGCTCCAAGCTCATTGAGTTTCTGCTTGATTACGTCGCGATGCTCATTGACCTTCTTTGCAAGCATTCCGCGAACATCCTCAATGCTCTTATTCGCAGAAGAAGCAGCCGGAGCAGCAGGTGCTGAAGGTGCAGCTGGAGCAACGGGTTTTGTCGGGGCAGGTTGAGCAGGCTGAGCTGGAGCTGCTGGTTTTGCAGGTTGAGTTGGAGCCGCTGGAGCTGCAGGCTTTACCGGTTGAGCTGGCTGAGGAGCTGGTTTTGCGGGTTGAGCAGCAACCTGAGCAGCTACTTGAGCTCCACTTGGAATTCCCGCTGCAAACATTGATTTAATAAAATTCTGTGTACTTTCTGATAAGTTTACGCTTACTTCAACTGAAATTTTAATTGTTTCCATTTTCGTAATTTTTAATAAAGTTATCTAAATAGTTAATAAACTCGTTTACTGTCATATCTGGTACGTTTGAGAGCTTTTGGTGGATAAGCTCATTATTCTTATATATAGATACGTACACGCCTTTATAATTCAGCTTTACTTTATATTCGCCTTTCAGCATTGTTAGGCATCCATCTTCAGATGAACCTTTCCAAGTATTTGCTGAAAACAAATCAGTTACTAACACGCCAATATGATTGGCCAATCGCTCTAACTGTATAACATCCAAATTGGCTTCACCCTTTAACACACGGTCAAATGCCTGTTTCGGATATTTAACAGTAGGAAATAACACCTTCGCTAAATCTTCCGTATTTAGCTTGTAGTGCTCAATTACATTACCTATATTAAACTGTTCCATATTTTGGTGAATTTTATTATCTTATTTTCGATATGCAAATATACAAACTATTCTCGAAAGAAAAAAATTTTTCCATTATTTTTTGAGAATTTATTTGTTAAAAATAATTAAACAGCAATTTTAGTGCGGCTTTGAAATTGCTGTAAACAAAGAAACAATAAAAACAATGCCTCTATATATTTCAAACTTAATTTCTTAATTTCCGATTAACATTAAGGTTAATAAGAAATATCGGCTTTTAATACGAAAAGATTTAATGAAATTATTGTTTCTTTGTTTACAGCATATATAAGTAATTGATTTTGAGCACTTTAGGCGTAAACAATGACTTGTTTATATTGTTTCTGTTGTTTACCGCTTTATGAAGTATTTTGCACACAGCCATATAATTACTAAGGCTATGGCGGTTATCAGGTATTCACCAATATTAATTTTTATCTTTTGCCATTTAGTAAGCCGAGCTTCTACAGGGTATGCAACTTGAATTGTATCAACTTTTTCTCGCCAGAGAGTATCATGCTTTTCTATGTATTTATACAAGTATTTATATTTACTGAGATACACGGTATCGCCTTTGTGCTCTACATAGATTGAATCTCTATGATATATGCTATCAATTTTGGTCTGAGATAAGTAAGTAGTATCTCTTTTCGTTGTTTCCACGGGCACATATTGAATTGACTTACAGCTATATAATATAGTGGCTAAAAATATAAGTGTAATTATTCTCGCTAATTCTCGCATAATCTTTGAGTTTTATTTGTTATTATTCATATTTAATATAAAAACCATTCTCGCACATAAGAAATTATTGCGAGAATGGCTTTTATGTGCTTCAGAGGTCTTTATACTCGTACTTAGCATCAAAGCTGGGGCATGCCTTAGCTGCAAATTCCCTATGCCCGTGTATGGTAGCATTTGGATATTTTGCCTTAAGCTTTTTGAGCAAATCTATCAATGATTGCTTTTGAGCTTCTGTGCGCGTATCTTTTGGCGTTTTACCATCTTTAGCTACTCCGCCAACATAGCAAATACCGATTGAGTTAGCATTTTGACCTGAGCAGTGGGCTCCAACTACACTTTCATCTCTGCCTTTATGAACAGAGCCATCGAGCTCAACCACATAGTGATAACCAATATCTTTCCAATGATTGCCATTAACATGCCAATCTCGAATAGTTTCGGTTTTGACGTCTTTTCCTTCAGGCGTTGCAGAGCAATGCACTATGAGTTTATTGATTTTTCTCATTGTCTTTGTCATTTAAGGCGATTATTTTTGTTATCTCATTAAGTATTTCGTGGCCTTGCTCTACAGTGGCTGCTTGTACAATTTTCTTTACTATATCAGGCACATCAGCTGCATGAGCCTTTTTGCGCTTACTGTTCTCCACAACAGATTTACCCTCAATGTAGATTACAGCTATAGTACATAGAATTGTAGCAAACGGTACTATATAGAATGATAACAAGCTTCCCAGTATATCAAACATAAGAGCGAAAAGCATTAGCCTTACATAGTCGCCTATTTTTGTAACAGTTCTACGAAAACCATGCGACATAAGTGCTTGGCCTAATGCTTTTGCTGTAGTTGTTCCACTCCAGAAGTCCACGATACTACTGACCACCATGAAAAACCAGCAAACTAGGATTATGCCAACTCTAACAGCTATGAAAAACATGAGGGCATCAATATTCTTGGCTTCAATGAGTTCTAGCATAATCACACAAATTTTTCCCAGTTAATACTTATGGTTTTGCCAATAACATCAGCAGTCCATCTGCAGAAAATCATTCCCTCATAGCCATCTGGGTCATTTGCTACTTTATAAGCAGCTCTGAGGCATGATGCTTCATCTTTTAGAGGGTCTGGATAGAGGTCTGTGTAATACATATTAGCAAGATACGCCGCATCTCCATGTGTTACATGACTAGGAATTGTCAGACCAAGGCTTTCCATAGACTTCTTGACTTGAGAAGTTGTCCATGTGTGCTGTTGGCCATTTGCATTTTCCATCATTTTACTTACATGCTCTGCAAGCGCATCTGTAAAATGGTAGCCATGCTTTTTAACATACTCTGAATATCCTTTTGCAGACATAAGAGCATTCGCTGTTTGCTCATAAGGCAAATCAAATTTAACCTTATGCTCACCATGAGGAGTAGCTATTCTGCTTTCTACTACTACATCCTCTTCATCTTCGTGCTCCTTATCATGGTCGCACGTATGATGCTTTACTATGATACATTTTAATCTGTGTCCCATAACTTTTAGCTTTCAAATTTTTTGATGAAATTCTCCATCATTTCCTGCTGCTTTTTCATGAGTTCTTTCATTTCACCGATAGAACCTTCAATCTTGCCGAAGCGCTGCTCTGTTTCTTGCTTTTCCTTATACATAGGATTAAGTTCTGCGAGTAATGAAGGAGCTTTGTCAATGATGTTTTGAGCTTTAGAAGCAGAAGCCAAAACCTGTTCAGCATTTGCCTTTTGAGCTTCAACTTCGCTCATCAATCCAGATTTTTCTGTTGACAGAACAAGATGCCCGGCATAGGTAACTGAATGGCTTTCAGGAATAGCGTAAGTTGCCATTTTTCCATTGGCCTCTATAGTAACATTTACTACCATCTCTGTTTTGCCAGTCTTCTGGTTCATTTCTAATCGAGGAAACGATACCTGAGTGGCTTTGCCTTGAATAAGGCTAAATTCCTGTGTATCAAGAATGTATACAGGATAATTCTGCTTTATATCTTTGAATAACAACATATAGCTTATCTTTTTGAATTGTTAATAAAAAAGAGGGCACTCAGAGAAGTATAAAACTTCCCTAAGTACCCTCAATTTCAATTAGGCCACTGGTGCAATTGCATTCAGCTGGTCATCTGTAAGACCTGTTAAAGCTGAACTCTGTCGTAGCATCTCAGCTGCTGGAGTGATTGTTACTGTCAGTGAACTATATATAGCCAGACAATTAGAACTACCACAAGAAACATTAGCCAATCGTTGAGTTTGTCCCTCAGCCGATAGTACAACATTTGTAGGCAATCCGGTTTGTTCTTGGAATGCGGCCATAAACTCTTCAACAATAACCTGAGTTGTTGCTTGACAGCCACATCCTGGCGTTACTATTGTTACAGTAGCAATAACAGGCACAAAAACAGTCGTTCCATTAAAGATTGGAGTACCAGTCTTATAAGTTACGAATGCTTCAGGCTGATTTGTTGAGTTCTCACAAATTCTACGGCACAGGCGTTCTTTGTATGTTGCTAACAAAGATACTCGGTTGAGCACTTGTGCAGCGGATAATCCCACTGGTGATAAATATACTGCCATAGTAGTGTCCTCCCTTAATTAGCAACCGCAGCCGTTTCCACAACCGCAGTTATTATTCCAGCCACAGCCACAATTGCCAAGCCTGTTGAAACGCTCGTTAATCAGGTTGTTCTGGCGCTCCTGAGAAAGCTCGAACTTAAGGTCCTGAATTTTCAGAGCCTGTTCGTCCTTCCAGTGGTTGTTTAGAGTGTCGATGATACGCTGAGTGTTGTCCTGACCGGCACGAAGAATATCACACTTATCTTGCTGAGCCTGGAAAGCAGTAGCTGAGAAACCTTGTGTAATTGCAAAGCCAAGATCACGCTGACCGTTACGGAGTTCACCAGTCATCTGACAGTTCTGCAACTTGATGTCACCAGCCATTTGGATAAGTTCTTTCTGGCAGCAGCAGTCCTTAACAGCAGCAAGAAGGCCTGAATTACCGCGTTCAATAGCTGCAATAACGCGCTCAGCAGAGAAGCCAACCTGACCAGCAACTTGCTGGATAGCAGCCTGAACATCGCAGCAGCACTTCTGAAGAGTGTTGAAGTCAATGTTAAGCGTCTGAGCCAGCTGGCTAAGAGCAAAGCCATTGCCCTGGATAG